CAGGTTAATAACCTTGCACACCGCCAAGCTGCAACTGTCGAACAACAATTTTGGATGGAGTTGACAGGCTATATTCCGAACTGGAAAGCTATCAATGAAGACCCAGACTTCCAGTCTTGGCTTCTTGAGACCGACCCGTTGTCTGGTATTAGTCGCCAAACCATTCTTGAGGACGCTCAACGTGGCCTCGATGTGCGCAGAGTAGTTAACTTCTTTAAGTCTTGGCTTGAAATAACTGGACAAGTCACTGCTGCTCAAAACACCCGCCGGAATGTGTCTGCTTCTGAGTTGGAACGCCAAGTTGCCCCCGGTAAGGGACGCAGCACAGGTGCACCAACAGGAACAAACGCCAAGAACTACAGCCCTGATGACATCAAAACCTTTTTCAACGATGTTCGTCTAGGCAAGTACAAAGGACGTGAAGCAGAGCGTGACCGCACCGAACGTGACATTTTCTCTGCACAGAGAGAAGGTCGCATAATTGTTAACGCTTGATTAGAGGAGTAATATCATGGCATTTCCCGTAGCCGCAGGCCGCCCGAACTATTCGGGTAACTTCATTCCAGAAATCTGGTCTGGTAAACTCATCGAGAATTTCTACGACGCCACCGTGCTCGCAGCAATCTCTAACACTAACTACGAAGGTGAAATTCGTAAAATGGGTGACACGGTTAACATCCGTACCACTCCTGAAATCACTATCAAGACTTACGTTAAGGGCCAAACCCTGAGCGTTGAGAATCCTGATAAACCAAAAATCCAATTGGTTATCGACAAGGGCGAGTACTTTGCCTGTATCGAAGACGACGTGGATAAGGTTCAAGCCGATGTGAACATGATGGACACTTGGTCTAAAGACGCTTCTGAGCGTATGAAGATTAAGATTGACCAACGTGTTTTAACAGATATTCTTCCAAGCATTTCTGCCTCGAACAAAGGTGCATCTGCTGGTCGTATCTCTGGCAACATTGACTTGGGTACATCTGGTTCGGCTATCGCTATTACTAAGACCAACGTCCTTGAATATATCGTAGACATGGGCACTGTTCTTGACGAAGCAAACTGCCCTGAGTCTGAGCGTTTCTTGATTATTCCAGCCAAGATGGCTGGTTACATTAAGAAGTCAGACCTGAAGGATGCTTCTATCACTGGTGACAGCGTTTCTGTGTTGCGTAACGGTCGCTTGGGCATGATTGACCGCTTTACTGTCTATGTAAGCCACAACTTATCTGTGACTTCTGGCAAGTTCAGCATCATTTCTGGTCACAAGATGGGCTTTACTTTTGCTTCACAGATGACTGAGATGGAGTCTTTGCGTGCAGAGTCTACTTTCGGTAACGTCATTCGTGGCTTGCAAGTTTACGGCTACCAAGTTGTTAAACCTGAAGCATTGGCACAAGGTATCGTTACTTTAGCGTAACCAACTGGGGGGCTTCGGCCTCCCGTTTTTAACTTTTTTGGAGATTTAAAATGGCTACATACACTGACTCTCTGGGCTTTAATAAAGGCTCGGCTGCTTACCCTGCGGATTCTCTTAATAAGACTGTTCGTTTGGAAATTACGCTTGATTTCCCTGCAATCATTGCGGCGCGTCTTGCTGCTGGTGCTACTGCACTGGCTGCTTCTGATGTGATGGAAATTATCCCTATCCCTGCTGGCACTATCGTGTCTAACGTAGGTATGGTGGTAACTACTGCCGCTGGCGTCACTAGCACCATTTCTATCGGTGACGGCTCTGCCGCCGCTGGTTACTTGGCTGCTACTTCAGCGAACGCTACTGGTACTTCTGGTGGTGTTCCTGTGTTGTCGTCTGGTGCATTTGCTCCCACTCTGAGTGGTGGTAAGGTGTACGCTGCTGCTGATACTATCGACATCACGCTTGGTACTGCTGTACCAGCCGCTGCTGTTGTGCGTGTCTTCGCATTGTTGACAGACATCAACTAAAAGGTGGGGGGCTTTAGCCCCCCTTCTTACATAGGAGAACAATATGTCAAAAGGTGTAGAAGTACTTCAAGTAACCGCCGATGGTCTTGCCATCACAGGGCGTTTTTATCTAAGGCAAGTGTGTGTAGTGCATAAGGGCAGCGGAGATGTCGATGTAGACATCTACGACCAACTTACTGCTCCCGCTGGTGGGGATACTCCGCACTGCCAGATTCCTGCTTTAGGTAAGGGCGTGAACACCATACCTGTTCCGACTCCCGGCATGTTGTTCCTTACTGGGGCGTATGTTGATTTACCTACCAACACAAGCATCGTGTTGTTCTACGAGAAAGCCTAATCATGGCTACCAAAGACTCCCGACTTGAGCGTGCTGGAGTATCAGGCTATAACCAGCCTAAGCGTACTCCGGGCCACCCGACTAAAAGCCACGTTGTTGTGGCGAAGTCTGGCACTGAGGTGAAGACGATTCGCTTCGGGCAGCAAGGTGTCAAGGGTGCTGGTGCAAATCCGACGACGGCTTCTGAGAAGGCTCGTAAAAAGAGCTTTGAAGCACGTCATGCGAAAAACATTGCCAAAGGCAAAATGTCTGCGGCATACTGGGCGGACAAGGTGAAATGGTGAAAGAAGTTTGGGATAAACCAAGACCTAAAGGACTCGGTAAGCCGAAGCCTTTAACGCCTGAGCAGAAAGCAAAGGCGAAAGCGGCGGCTAAGAAAGCGGGGCGCAAATACCCTAACTTGGTCGATAATATGAGAGCAGCAAAAAAGTAAGGAGAGTTGCATGGCACGTTACCTGCGAAACAAACGAGATGGTTTCATTTACGATTACACTGACTTGTTGGCTGAGAACCCATTGGTTGAGGAAGTAACTGAGGAAGAAGCGTTTCCTGAGAAGTTCATCCCAAAGAAACAGACTGGTCGTAAGACAGGCTTAAAGCTAGAGACTCCTGAGGAAGAAATCCCAGTTGAACCTCCTGTTGAAAACCACGAACTCAACGCTGATGCTTCTAAGGGATTACCCGAATGATACTCAATGATGTAGTCACCGAGGCTCGCCGCCTTTTACAAGACATTAGTGCACCCCAACGCTACAGCGATGCGGTGTTACTTGGCTTTGCCAATCAAACGCTCAAGCGTATGTCTGTATTGCGCCCTGACCTCTTTGCCTACATCGGGGATATTCCATGCACGGCAGGGTCTGTTATTCAGTCCCCTCCAATCGAGTCACTTCGTGTTGTGGAAATCTTCCAAGTCAAAGACGGCTCAGGTGTAACGGAAGTTGACCGTACCGCCCTTGACCAGACGTACCCCGGCTGGATGAATGATGCTGCTGGCCCAACGGTCAACTGGATGCGTCATGTGCGCAACCCCAACAAGTTCTTTATCTATCCCAAAGCCCCCGCAGGTCTAGTCCTTATTGGGGAATACGCACAGACTCCCCCTAACTACGCTGGTGTAGACACTGTGGCTTTGTTGCCCGATGCTTTCTTCCCTGTTGTGGTTGACGGTACTGTGTTCTTAGCTGAATCCGTAGATAATGAGCATGTAAACTCTAACCGTGCGCAGTTGTTCCAACAAGCATTTACCCAAGCACTTGGTGTGAGCGCACAGGCAAGGTCACTGACTGACACGGAAGAAGCGGGTCTATCTAAAGAACAGGTAATCGCCTCATGAGTACTCGCACATTTCTCTCGTTGGCTACACGCCTTGCGGCAAGTGTACCGGGCTGTCCGCAGCCAATCTTAGAGCAACATATTCGTGATTCAGCGATTGAGACGTGCGAGCGTACGCTTGCATGGCGTTATCAGCAACCTTCAATCCGTTTGACCCCGGGCGTGTACGAGTATCCGTACAACAACCCAACTCAGACTGAAGTTCACGCCTTCCTTACAGCCACAGTAAATGGTGCACCACTCTCGCCTTTAACGCTTGAGCAGTTGTATGACACCTACCCACAGTGGCCTGATTTAGATGTAAACCAACGGGCTGACCCGAAGTTTATTTGTCAGCTAGACCCTGACAGCTTTGTTCTTGCCCCACTACCTGATAGCTCTGTATCGTACGACCTCAGGATGATTGTGGTTCTAAAGCCTTTACGTACGTCTACAGGCATGGACAAGACAATCTTTGATGACCTAGAGAACGTCATCATGCACGGTGCGTTGCAGCACCTCCTCGTCATGCCAAACAAAAACTGGAGTGACCGTGAGTTGGCTACGTATCATGCCAAGCAATATCTTTCAAAAATAACCGAGCGCAGAGCAAGAGCTAATCTAGGTGCAGCCCGTGCCTCGATGAGCGTGCAGATGCGCCCTTTAGCGTGAGGACAATATGGCTGCTGATGTCATTCGTTTAGTAGAAGGTGATGAGAAGCCAGTCATTGTTGTTACGTTGACTGACGACTTAACTGGTTCGCCTATTGATTTATCTCTGTCCACCACGGTTGTCACAATTAAGTTCAGAGAATCTGGTACAACTACACTGTTGTCCACTATTAGCACCTCTAAGCTGAGTGGTGGTACGACTGGGCAGATACAATTTAATTTTGCTGGTGGTGTGCTTAATGTAGACCCCGGCATGTACGAAGGCGAGATTGTGATTAACTTTAACGGTGAAGTACAGACTGTGTATGACACTCTACGCTTTACGGTTAGAGAGAGCTTCTAATGGCTAATATCCGTGCTTCTGCTGCTGCAACAACTTTACTGGTAGCTGCCGTTTCGGCAGTCTCTATCGGTATTGCTGCTGCGGGTGGAGTTACGGTTACAGCCCAGCCGGATACGGTTGTCCGTGCGTCTGCGTTTGTTGTACCCACCACCACGTTGGAGAATCAGACTGTACAGATGTCTGACTTCCGTGCGTTCTTTATTGAGCAAATCAGTATTGACGTAGCTACAGCTACGGATGACGTGGCAATTTCATTCGATACCTCGTTCACAGACTCTGTGACGATGACTGATGCAATCAATCGGATGTTCTATGGCAACATCGACTTTGACCCACTAGACCCTGATGCCGACCCTGACCCTATCGTCA